GTTTGAGTTACATGACTCAAGATTTGTTTTTATGGTGGGGCATGGATTTGAGCAACTCATATCCATATTCTGTATCAAGCGACAATTATCCTTCGCAAACACTTTATTTAAGTGGAGAATATTACACTGGAATGGACGCCACCAAAACATCTTCAATGTTTCAAAAAGGCTCAATAACACAAACAAACAAAACATCGCTACCTTTTGGCGGATTTCCTGGAACAGACAAATATGGAGCATAAAATAGAACATAAATCAATTTCAGAAATAAAAGATTTTCTAGCTAATCATTCTCATCAAAATATGAGCAATGAAATATGCGGATTTGTCGGATTCAATGCCGAAACTAAAAAATTCATAGCAACCATAGAAAAGAACGAAGCCGTAGACACAAGATCTTTCTTTTCTATTAGTCCCGTAAGCTATTTAAATTTTAAAAATTCATGTTCTATGCTTGGGATTTTTCATAGTCATATCATGGGGAATGAGAATCCTTCGGAATTTGACATTAAAATGTCTGAAGCTTGCTGTTTATCTTTCATCATATTTTCTATCAATAGTCAAAATTTTAGCATTTATGAGCCGTCAACCAAAGATTACGATGTAAAACTATTGGACAAATTAAAGAAAAAACTAAAATGACAGCAATAACCCTACATGGAATTTTAGCAATAGAATTTGGCAAAACAATGAACATGGATATTCGTAAACCCAAAGAGGTTATTGACGCCATAACCATGAACAAGCCGTCTTTTAAGAGAAGAATTATTGAATTGGCTCAACAAGGAATTCATTATTCTTTAGTGATTGATGGGGAAGATGCAAAAAAGATAGAACAATTAGAAATAAAGAGAAAAATATTACAGATAGATATTGTACCAATCATATGTGGGAGAGGAATAGAAATAGCGATCATAGGAGCATTGATGATGGCGGGAGGCGCAGGAGCGTTCGGAGCAGTATCTTTAATAGTCGGAGGAATATTAACAACTTTGGGAGGGATGGCATTAAGCATGGGATTACAAATGGCTCTTGCGCCAAAACCCGCAACAAAGAAACTAGAGTCAACAGTAGCAGCGTCAAAGCAATCTTTTTTATTATCCAGCAAAGCAAATCTAGCCTCACAAGGCAACACCGTTCCAACTGGATACGGAAGATTAAGAGTTGGTTCTGCAAATATTCAATTTTGTGTTAAATCTTATCCTCAAAAATTAGGATCAACCAATACCATCACCAACTTAAAGAAAGCTGCTAATTCGGCAGTTCAATCTTCGTCAAGCTCAATTATATCAATATGAAGCATTTAATTAAAAAGAATTTTCTCCAAGGAGGCGGCAAAAAGAAGCCTCACATGTCGCCGCCAACATTGAGACCTCCTCAACTTGGAGCTTTTCAAATATTAAATTCTTATAGTGTAGGAGAAATTATTGATTTGATATCTGACGGACCAATAGAAGGGTTGGTAAATCAATATGGTCAAATATTAGGAGGAGGTAGGAGCATTTTGCAAGGAGTATATTTAGATAATACGCCCGTGCAAGTTACCTCTTTGTCTAGTTCTTATTCAAAGAAAGATTCAATATTTCAATCTGATATTTCTTCGGCTATGAATTCTTTTGGGAATATTTATTTTTCAGATAATAATTATAATTACATTGGTGCTAAAAATTATTACGACAAAGTTTCGATTAGTGAAATTGGTATAGCAACATCTATCGTGGGGATTAGCAGTTTGTATAATAAAAATACAATAAGTCTTCCACAATGGTATTCTCCATTTAAATCAAGTTTTGGATGGAGCGGTTCTCCATATACTTATTTTTCGAATACATCTAACAAAATAGAATTTCACAACATAGACATAGGCACAACAGCATTTCAAGCTGACACTCTATTGACAAAATTAAAAATTGATTTGAATTCTGACATTAATGCCAATATAGCGTCTGCGCAAAAACAATTGGCCCAAAAAGCTTTAGATAATTTTAACAAATTAATGGCGGATTATAAACCCAATTTATACACCAATTCGTATAGAACTTTATTCGGAACATTCATCGTTGCCAATGCGCCTTCTTTACCCATCAATAATTCAGCAATAGTAGTTATTAGTTTTGGTAATAAATCATCCATGACGAAATTGGCAAGTGGGGGACAAAGTGATACTTCTGTTAAGTATTCCGCCAATGGCGAAATTGATATTGATTTTTATTTAGAAAAATTTCAAATTGATTTTGCAGGCACTATGTATAAAATGATAGTTCCAGAAGTATCTCAATCAAGAGATTCTTCGGGGGCAATAATTCAATCTTATACTGGAAATATTTATGGATGTATAGTTTTTGCTCTTCCCCAAAAGAAAGTAATAACCTCAAAAAGTGCTAGTATTCGACAAGAAAGATATATTATAGATGATTTTGTTCCATTTAGTTATTCTGGTATAAATTTATTATTCACAAAAAATTCTCAATCAATTGTACCAAAAGCTACCAAATACAACTTTTTAAATGTATCTTGCGAATTCAAAAACGGAGAAGAATATCAGAACGAATTGCAAAATTTTAAAAATATTTATGTGGATTACGAATATGGAATAGAAATGTTTGGGCCTTTCATTTTAGATAATCCAGTTCAAAGAATTGTTGGTAATTACACATTAGACAATAGTGGTCCTAAAAATCCATTGTTATCAGTGCTAATTAACGGCAATGACGGCTCTGTAGATTCAAGAGGCACGATAGGAAATTTCTCCAGTTGGAATAAAGATAATATACTTAATGAAAATGCAATTCCATTTGTTCATACCATCGAGAACCCAAATGTTACTTCTGTATTTTTTACTTTAGCGGTGCTGTCGTTATGCGATACATTAGAACAGAATTACGCGACATATCAAGCTGGAGATAAAGTTCCTTCAATAGTCAAGATTCAAGTAGAGTGGGGCAAAGATGTCAATGGAATCAAAACAGTTACTGGATTAAAAAAATACGCAATTGTAGCTCTAGTTGATGGTCAGATGATGATAGATTTTGGAACTCCCGAATTATCAGGATTAGAAGATCAATATTACGCAGCAGTAAGAGATGTTACAACTATTCCTAGCGATGGCGTATTGCCACAAGCTAAAATAGGAGATATTTATAAGCTTCCAGCTTTTGAAGTGGGCGAAGATCCAAGTATAGTAAAAAGATTTCTTAGGATTACAAAGTTATCCGCAGAAACAGACTCAGTGCTATTGAAGAAAAACATTAGCGTGGCAAAAGTAACAGAGGTAATAGAAAACAATTTGTCTTATCCTTTATCTTCAATTATTGGAATAAAAATTGATGCTCGTTCGTTTGGTAACATGCCAACACGATCTTTTGATTGTAAATTAAAAAAGGTTCAAGTGCCTTCTAACTATTTCTGCACCAAAACTGATGGAATGGACAAGAGGTATATAGCCGCATCATCAACATCTTATGATGGAAAAAATTTGATCTATATGGGAGATTGGGATGGAACATTCAAACTTGAATGGACAGATAATCCTGCGTGGATAATTTATGATCTTTTAACCAGCAAAAGATATGGTCTTGGCGGTTATTTGGACGAATCCCAAATCAATAAGTGGGAACTTTATAAAATAGGAAGATTCTGCGATGCCGTTGACTCTAATGGATTTTTCCAAGGCGTGTCAGACGGATTTGGAGGATTAGAGCCTCGATACTCATGTAATATATTGTTTAAAGAAGGAACGAAAGTGTTTGACGCTATTAATATGGTGTCTAGTTTATTTCGCGGAGTAGTGTTTTTTAGCAATTCAGAAATTCACTTTTTAGATGACCGTCCAAGAACTCCAATTTCTATTTTTACAAATATAAACGTAAAAGATGGCGTTTTTACTTACACAAACAATAGGAGAGACCAACAATTCAACACTATAGAAGTTGCCTATTTAGACAGAATGGACAATTATGTCAGCAAAATAGAATATGTTCAAGATGAAGCGGATATTAGAAAAAGAGGCATATTCAAAACCGCTATAAACACTCAAGGCGTAACTTCTAGGGCTATGGCCAGAAGAATTGGTCAACATTTAATATATCAAACAATTAAAGAAAACCAAAGCGTCGATTTCTCTGCTGGAATTGAATCTTTATTATGCAGACCTGGTGACTTGGTAATTATTGAAGATGAAATGAAGACGCGACAATCTAATTATGGCAAGATTCTAGCCGTAGATAATATCGCAAAAACTTTAACTATAGATAACATTTATGATTCGGGCTCTTATACTGGGAAAATTACAGTATTTACTCCAACTGGGTATAAGACTAGCGACGATATGTTCGCTATTGCACAAACAAATAGATCTCGTCTTTCTAGTTTTGGCATTATATCTGCAATCGCAGGAAACTCCTCTATTACGGGGAATTATTCATTCTCTGGTTATGTGGCTGGCTTTCCTTCTGGCAATATTGATGGTCTTCCAGAGCAATTTCCCATATATACTGGCATAAATTCTGCTGGTCAATCTTTATATTGCTATTATAATACTGGCGCAACAGGTTTTGTGTTTTCCACGGGAAGAGCATATGCAAACAACAACACATATGACAAAATTATTTCAAGCACTGGATTGTTTGACATTGCTTTAATTCAAAACAACGACACTGGAGCTTTCCCAAGCATATATCAAACTGGATATGCGTATGATGCTGTTGAATCTTCTAAAAGATCTACTTCAACATCAGGTTCGATGTATGGAGGGTTTAGAATTGATTCAAATTCTTTTCAAGGTATTCTTGAAAGTGAAATATCCACAGTCAATTATCCACAAACAACCGTATTTAATTTAACAGGATATAATAATTTAGACTATGGTGCAACCATTTATCTGGACAGTGGTGACTTAAACATTAATTTGCTTCCTTTCGTATCTCAAGGCAGCCCCTATAAAATTCAAAGAAAAAATGCATCTGACCAAATTTACAAAATCGTAACCATCAGAGAAAACAGTCAAAATGAATACACAATTGCCGCCACCAAATATGATACGGGTAAATTTGCCGAAATAGAAAATGCAATCACTCAAG